TTTGAATATACTGATCTATCTGTTTATCAATAACGTCTCTATATTTTTGGCCTATAGGATCCGTTATGCGCGCAATCTCTTGCCCCGCAGGAGTCCCCGCAGCGACATTTCTGGCGCGTGTAGCCATAGATTGCGTTTCAGATGCCATAGATCCGTGTTTATATAATTTTTCGTAATTATTTAATATGTCGCCAAATATTTGCGTCGATTGTTGACGCATAGGCAGTTCTTTATATTCGCGTTGCGTTAGGGGCTGACGCTCTGTAGGTATACCTTCAGGAGCGCCTGTAGGAATGCGCCCACCTAATTTACCTTCGGGCGGCGCAGTAACAGGAGCGGCGGGTATGTTACCCATATCTGGCGGCGTCACTACCGCTGGGCGCACAACAGGCGGAGCACCACCAATGCCAGGCACGACCTGTTGAACCTCATTTTGAATTGTTTGAAGATGTGGCTCTAAATATTTTTGAAATGTTGTTGCCTGCGTAGCCAAAGCGCGCAATTCTGAAGGATCTGGTTTATCCCCTAACATGGATGCCCAAGGACTTTTACTAATATGTTCTTTTAATTTATCAAACCCTTTTCCAGTTTGAAGAACACCTGCCGCCAAATCCCGCGTCATAGTAAGATCAGCCATTGCTTGTTCTGTTTTAGCTTTTCCTGCCCCAGCTAATAAAGTAGGTAATTCAGCTTGAAAGCGTTGCTGTCTAATAGACGCATCACTAGCTTGATTAGCTGCCATAGCTGCGTGTGCTTTAGCTTGTTCTTGTGCCGAAAGAACTTTCATGCCTAACGTAGGCGATATTTGATACGCTTGAACCAGTGATTGCCGTGAAAGCGGATCAAATCCTTGTTGCGTAGCCAGATTTCTATACGATTCCTCTTCTTGCCGCGCGCGTTCATATTCAGCTAATTGCTGTTGCACTAACTCTTGTTGTTGTGCGCGAGCGCCCATCATCTGGTATTGCGCCAGCATGTTCGTAAAGTCAGTCGGCGTGTTCGCTAGGGCGTTACGCGAAGCTATGGTGTAATCAACTGGCATTTAAATCACCCTATACTTTTGGTGCGCCGAAAGTCGGTGCGCCCATAAATCCTGGGCTGTATCCTGCGCCATATGAAGGTGCGCCACCTAAATAGCCTACTTGTTGCGGGGCGTAAGTAGACGTTCTAGCTGGAGCAAATTTATCCGCCATGCCATACGCCATCATAGCGTTAACTGGCGTGTTGAGCGCGCTCTGTAGCGCTGATGCGCCGCCCATGTAACCTGACGCGCGTGCTTGACCTACGTTCTCAATAGCCGACGCATAAGGGTTAGCTGCGGCTAGGCGTGTCATTTCAGGACTTGCAAGACCACCATAAAGGCCAGCAATCGTGTTGCCCGTGTTAGACGCCATAGTGCCGAGGTTAGCGCCAAGGCCAAACTGATTGCCGGAGAGCTGACCGCCCATTGAACCCGCTAATTGCGATACCGTTCCGGCTGCCCCTGCGCCTCTGCCAGCAAGACCCGTAAGACCTTGCGTAACCGCGTCACGATTAGCCATAAAGCGATTATAAGCGTTAGTGTATTCCTGACTGCCAGCTTCCTGACCATAGCGTGTAGCTGCTTTTAACGCGCCGCCAGACCCAGCTAAACCGCCTGCACGGGCGGCGTTAGTCATGGCTTGCTGACCTTGCTGGAACCTGAACGCATAGCCAGGATCCATCTGAAGCTGTTCATAGGTAGGCTGTTGCGTATATGCGCCGCCAGGGCCAAAGAGCTGTGCAAGTTGATTTGTAGCGCCCGCGCCTGTGGTCGTATAAGGCTCCTGGGCTGCGACGCCCTGACCGTAGAACTCACGGGCGGTAGCCTCACCTGCACGGCCTTGACCTAACAGATCCTCACGGCCCTTGGTATAGTAGTCGCCCGCAGCCGATACGCCCTTCTCAGCCATCTCACGCGCTTGCTGAAGCGCTTGCTGTTGAGCGATATAGCCCAACATGCCGCCCTGTTGAGCGGCCTGCGCTTGTGTGCCTGCGGCACGCTGAGAAGCCGCATAGCCAGCCCCGCTACTAAGCGCGCTTGCTGCGGTGCTTCCTAAAAGGGCTAGTGTGAACGGATCCATAATGCCTCACTATAATACTAGGTCTTGATGATGTATAGCACGGCATAGTTCTTAGGCCGAGTTTCAGAATTGCCGGTGTAGGAATTGTTGACGGTCAGGCCAGTTGTATTTGTGTTAGTATTAGTAGTCGTACCACCCCCAAAAGCGTTTAATCCGCCTCCAACGGCGGCATTACTAATTTGCGCGCCAACAGAATGTAAATGACCTGGGTCATTAACGCCATGATTATGCGTTGCGTAGGCATCAAGCTGCGCGCCAGCAAACGTGCGTCCTACAGTAATAGCGGTGCCAAGCGTAAAGGTTAACCCTGTATTCGTAGCCGTGGCGTTAGATGAAATATACGCCGTCGTGCTATTAAAAATGTTTGTAATATACGCGCCTGTCGGGATACCAGTGCCGCTAATTGCTTGACCGACAGAAAGCGTTGATGTGCTTGCCATCGTAATCGTAGCGCTACCGTTTGTCGTTGCGCCCGTGCCAACAGTGCTAGACGATGCCGTAGCCGCTGCTGAAATTGTAATAGAGTTAGTGCTCTTAGTGGCGATAGTAGCTCCAGTCGGAATACCAGTGCCGCTAATTGGCATACCAACAAATAGATAAGTCGTTGAATTTATGCCGCTAATTGTCGTGCTTGTATTAGTGGTTATACCACTAATAAGCGTGGTATCTTGGCTCGTAGCTGTTGCACGGCTATCATAACCCCGTAAAAACTGACCGCGAAGGTCGGGGACGTTAAACGTCGTAGTCGTATCGCCTGCGCCCCAAGTTGTGCCAATAGCCGCATAGAGATCAGCGTATGTCGTGCGAGATACTGCCGAGCCATCGCACAACAACCATCCCGAAGGCGTTGTTGACGAAGCATAAGCCAACAATGCTCCGGGCGGCATGGATGTATCGACATAAGATTTTGTCGCCGCCTGAAGTGCCGATGTTGGGACGCCAGGAAGCACCACAGGAACTGTTGAAGTTGCCGCCGTGCTATTAACGGTTAATCGTGTTCCTGCATTAGTCTTAATTGTAAAATTACGGTCATCACTAGCGGCAAAAATAGAATCCGTAGAATCCGCTGACATGACTGTGCGAGCTGTGCCGCCAGATGTTGAGATCTGGATAGCGCCGCCCGCCACGTCAATAGCATTAGCTGGCGTTGCGGTGCCGATACCTACCTGACCTGTTGTGTCAACGACGAATGGCGATGAGTCAGGGTCGGCACTATCTTGAACTCTGATGGCCGCGCCTGCGCCCGTCTGCGTGACGAGAAGCGCGGGGCCGGAGGTATTAGCCGAAATTGTAACGTTACTGGAAAAGACCGGCGACAGCGCCGTCGAAGGTGCGGCGATGTTATCGACCGTCCAGATCTCAGTGCCGTTAGCGTCGGTTAGTTTGAACTTATAGTTGGCCGATGACAGCCAGATATTAGCTTCGCCGCGCGAGTCGAGAACAATCGGGTTACTGTTAGCCGTTGCTGCGGTCGAGTCCGTATAGGTCGCCTGCGGCGTAGTCGTGCCAGCTTCGTATGTATAAAGAAAGCCGCCCGCAAGCGGTATGCCTGCGGCGTCAATAAACTGAGCTTTAGCGGTGGGCGTTACGACAGCCATTTAGACACCTACACAACTTGTTACGGTCAGGATGACCGAAGGAATAGCGGGAACTGGACTAGACGCGGCAACATAAGGAATCGTGACGTTTGTGCTATCCACTGAATAGATAAGCTCAAAATAATCCCCCGTCTGGAGGTTTAGCACAAAATTCCACGCGGCAACAGCCGCAGCGTTTGAGCCGCCGCCTAGAGTCACTTGTGTCGCGGAATCATCTACGTTGACGCCGTTAACGCGAGGCCAAATAAAAATACTATGCCCCGATCCAGATATATTCTTTAATTGCGCCGAAAACTGAAAATTATACGTAGCTGTGTTGTCTACATAAACCCGCGATGTTGGCGTCCCAATATAAACGCCGTATGTTACATCAGATCCATCGGCGCGTGTATATGTGTTGTTAAATGTTAACGCATATGCTGTGTTAGTAGCCGCAGGTGTAAATACCGTCGTGCTATAAAATGACCCGTATCGTCGGCCAGCTTCTAACGCTATGTAGGTATTAAAGAACCAACGATACCAAGGCCGATTAACAAACCCTGTAGTGTCGTCATTCATTTTAACGCGCGCCGCAGGGACTTGTGTGTTGTTATCGACTAAGTTAGGCATTGGTCGGACTCGCGTGCAACTCAGCGCCCATGATCGCTATCTGCACAGGATCCGTGCCGGAGATCTCATAAACTCTATCGCGCAACTTGAGCGTCATGCCGAGCCGACGCCAGATCGTGCGGTAGCCCGTTTGGCCGATCTGACCCATAGACTTCCAGTGCTCATTCGACCATGTGTGACCGCCATCATCAGACCAGCGCAGCATGACCTGCGGATCAGCGCCGATGGTGATCGTGTATTGAGCGTAGTCGCGGATCTTTAAAGCAGACCCAGCGCGGTCAAGAATAAAATCGTGTGCGCGATCATAAATATAAATAATATCATTGACTTCCGCCTGACTATACCCTGAAATCCCCACACCGGCCTGACAATCAAGTTGAAGACTATGTTGCGCTGTGCGGTTTAAATCGTTCTGACCTGTTGGCAGAGCACGCCATGAGCGCAACCATTTTTGCGTCGTGCCAGCCTCAGAGTAGACAGTCGGATCATAGGCAAAGATCTCGCCCGTGCGGTAGTCGCCGATGACGATCTCATTGTTAAAGTTCATCTGACAATTACCGCGAGTGCGGGTAAAGTCGTTATTTTCCCAGCCAGCGCGCTCATGCCATGCGCCCGTTGCCACGTCATATACCCAGGTCGTGTTAGCGTTTGGAAAGTTTAAGACGTAAAAACTATGGCCGTCTTGCTGATAGGTGTAACCCACAGCGTCGGCTAATGTTGAGTATTGCTGAATCTGCCATTCAACGGCGTGAGTTGAAACGCGCTCGCCGGAGTAACCTTTTGAGCGATAGACAATACCATTACCGCGAGCATCAGCGCCGAGCCAGAACAAGCCATTGTCGAGCTTGGCGACTGAGTAGGCTGCAAGACAACCAATTTCGTTAAACGCGCCTTGAATACGCGCCAGCGGAAAGTCAGGCAGACCGGCGTCATACCAGACTTCGACGGAGTTCTGTCCAAACAGCCAAACTTCGCGGTGGTCAACGATCAGCGTAACGAGGTTATCTGGCGAACCTTCCGCGCTGGCAAAGTAGAGTGGATCAACGGTCGTGGTATTAGAATCTAAAACCCAGAAAATCTGACTGTCTGGTTGGTTATAAACAAACCAGCCGTCAAGAAAGCCACAACCAACAGCGCCTGCGAAGGGCGAAGTAAGCTGCGTTAAGAAAGGTGTAAAGGTCAGCGTAACGCCAGTATTAGTCGCTGTAGCTGCGGCAGACAACACGAATGTCGTAGAGTTGGTTACGCTTGCTACTGTTGCGCCAGTTGGTATGCCTGTGCCCGACACTGGCTGACCAGGGTAGAGATATGTTGTATCGCCGCCCGATACAGTCGTGCTTGCGTTCGTCGTATTAAAAGGCAGCTCTTGATAAGTGCTATTGTAAATATAACCGTTTGTTCCGGCGGCGATAAACATCTGCCGACCGTTATCGGTCATATTGACGTTATCTGATCCGGCGATTGTTCCAAGTGATGTATAATTCCAGTCAGAATCA